CTACAGGCTGCGCGCCAGCTTGATGATCTCGAGGATCGGCAGTTTTCGGTTGAAGGGCTGCCTGTTGAGGTTGAGCGCGATCAGCGACAGCCCGTAGCGCCAGTGCTGATGCGCAGCGGCGTGGCAGAGACCGACGTGCCAGCAGATGTTCTTCCAGCGCTCGTCATGCGCCTTCATCCAGACGATCTTGCCGTCGATGGGCTCGAGGCAGTTCGTCCAGGTCAGCGTCTCCTCCATCCGCGCGATGTCCCGCGGCGAGGGCGAGACGCGCATGGGCTTCGGCTCCTGGCCCACCTTGTCGGCGAAACCGTGGACGATCTCCGGCCATGTGCTGAAGTATCCGTTGCGCCGGGGCTCCGGCAGACGGCGCAGGATCATACCCGCCTCGGAGAGCCGCGCCTCCACGTCGGCTGGGGTCCAATGGGTCATTTCCTCACCTCTCGTTCCATTGGGCGCGCGCCGTAGAGACGCTCGCCGAGTTGCCGCACCAGCTCCCGCTCAGGCCAAGTAAGTCTCTGGTCGTCAAGGGAAACTGCGAACACGCGTTGCTCCTTCCAGCCGTCGCGCTTGACCTGTTCGGGGTTGCGGCGCTCGCCGCTATAGCCACGGGGAAACCGCCTCATTGCAGGCCCCCCCTGGTCTCCAGCGCCCAGAGGAGGATCGCGATGGCGTCGGCCTCGTTGTCGTCGGCGGGGCTGAAGCCGCGCGCCCGGGCCGCGGCGATCATCGCCTCCTTCGGCGCGTTGCCCTTGCCGGTGGCGTGGCGCTTGATCGTGCCGACCGGGACGCCCTCATAGGGAATGCCGCGCAGTTCGGCCCATGCAGTCAGCGTGGCCATCAGGCCGCCATAGACATGGGCCGCGTCGGTGGCCGCGTGGCGGCGGACCTCCTCGAACCAGATGGCGGCGACGGGTCCGGACAGACGGTCAATCTCGGTCAGCCAGTTGGTGAACCGCAGATACCGCATGCCACCGCCATCGAACCGGCCGGGGCGGAACGACACCGTGCCAGAGGTGATCAGCCCGTCGATGCCGTGCAGCGCCCAGCCTGTGGTGGTGCCGAGGTCGAGCGCCAGCATCGACCTGTTGGATCGGGAAACGGGTGGCAGATCGGGGATTGCCTCGCGGCGGTGTGTGGCGAGAGTCAGGTCAGCCATGGGTAGTCTCCTCTTCTGGTTGGCTGCTCGGGTGGAAGACGACGGCGGTCTGGTGCTTGGCGGTACGGGGCCGCCGTCGTCGGATCGGGTGTTTGCGGCGAGGACAGGCCACGCGCGCGAAACCCCTGGGGGTGGGCGTGGGAGAACCCGCCTGCGGCGTTCTCCTCCACCCCCGTAGGGGGTGGTTTCACCCCCGAAACTGAAAAACTGCAGCAACACACTGACAGAAAACAGGAATTCCAGTTTAGGGAGTGCGATTCCGGCGGCCCCGGCCGAAACTGGTTGCCGAGTAGCGGTTGCGGTCCGAGCGCAATCCTGCAGGGACAGTTTCGGAAGCGGGCCGAAACTGGCCACATCGGATGCATGCGGATTTCCGCGCAATAGTGGCGGGGCAGTTTCGGCAAGGCCCCGCATCTGGCTCAAACTGGCCCCTGCGCAATTCTGCGGGGAACGATCTGCAGGGGCGATCATGGCCGTTCCCCCTCCGGATAGACCCAGACATGCGGGTTCTCGACCTCGAGCAGCGCCCCGGTCTGCGGCGATTTGTAGTGGGTGGGCAGCACTGCGATGCTGGCGAGAGTGACCTCTCCGGTCGCCGGATCGACATCCTCGCCGTCCGTGGGCATGACCATTCCCTCGACGCAGAGGTATCCGAAGCGCGATCGCGAAGGCCCGAGCCCATGGGGGGCGCCGTCGCGGATGAACTTGATGGCGCCCTTGGTGGCCTGCACCGCGATCCGGTCGCGGATCGTGTCCTTGCCGCCCAGACCGCCCTTGTTCTCGAAGGCTTCGGCAAACTGGTTGATGGTGTAGAGACGCCCCTCGGCGGCCTCGTCGAGAAGGATCGACAGGATCACATCTCGCTTGCGATCACGCTCGGCGTCATGCCTGGCACCGACCTCGGGGCGCACGAGCCGCTCGTTCATCGGGTTGATCTCGACCCACTTGCCCTTGACCTTGTCCACGAGCTTCGCGGGCAGCGCCGGGCCATTCCGGAGCTCGATCTCGAGCCGGCGCTGGGTCGAGTCCTCCTCCGGCCGGTGCAGGATCAGGCCGGTGGTGTAGAAGCCCCGGAGCGCGCTGGCGCCGGAGAGGGCGAGGAACGGATCTTCCTTCACCTGGTGTTTCGAGAGCTTCTTTGTGTGGTGGACCAGGATGACGCCGCAGTCCGGGTTGACGTGGTCGCGCAGCACCTCGACCCGATCCTTGAGGAAGAACATCATCGCCGCGTTGTCGTTCTCGCCGCCGCCGTCGGGCCCGCCGTCGAAGAGGTTCCGGATCGGATCGATGCAGAGGATGTCGAGCGGTTCGTCTGGGAATGCGGCCCTGATCGCCTCGGCGACGCGCGCACTGCCCTCGGCATCGAGGAGCATGCGCAGTTTCGGGGTGACGATCAGGTTGTCGCGCGCGGCGGCGATCAACTCGGGCGGCAGGCCGATCTGCTGCATGCGCTCGCGCAGGTAATGGTACTGGATCTCGGCCTGCAGGTAGAAGATTCGCAGCGGCCGTGGCGGGGTGAAACCGAGGAAGGGCACGCCCGCCGCCATGTGCACCAGCAAGGCGATCAGCAGGTCGCTCTTGCCCACCTTGGGCGCGCCGCCCAGCACCAGGAGCCCGCCCGGCGTCAGAACGCGTGGGCCGATGATGTCGTCCGGCATCGGGCTCGTGTCGTCGAGCAGCGCGCCCAGCGTGAAGGCGGGCAGCTCGGTCTGAGCAGGCGCCGCGCTGTCGAGGCGGATCAGCGGCGGCCCGTGCCGTTTGATGTGCAGCTCCCACAGGCGGTTCGTCTCGCGCTTCAGCCGGTCGAGCGGCCAGGCGGGGCGGAGCATCGCGGCGTTGTAGCCGCAGATCGCCGTCCAGCCCTCGTCCATCGACATCCGGCCCTCGTGGACCAGACGAAGGAAGTAGCCGATGGCGGCCGAGGCGCCCTCGAAACGGGACCACCTATCCGTGTCGCCCTCGTGGACCGGGGTCACCAGTACGTCGTCGATGGCGGGTTTCTCGCGGGAGTCGACCGTGGCCATGCCGACGCCAGGCATCGGCGGCATGTCGGCAACGCGCTCGGCCATCTCGGTGAAATCGACCTCGAGATCGGCTGCCTCGCGGATCTGGACGAGCCGGGTGAGCCCACCCTTGTGATAGACCGTCCCCGGCACGCGGATCGGCTGGTGGGCTGAGCGGAAATGCGTGTCGCCGCCGACCTTCAGCGCGATCTCGCCGCGCAGCTGGCAGAGCCGGTCGAGATCGGCGCCCTCCGCGGGCTCGGTCAGTTTCCACCAGACATGCAGCTTGGTCGCGCCCTCGGGCGTGCGCCCGCCGCTCTCCACGATCAGGGTCGGTCGCCCGAGGTGGTGGACGAGGTGATCGAGCTTGGCCGGGATGTCGCCCGTGTCGAGATCGACCACGAGGCTCTGCATCTGAAGGACGTCTGCGGCGCGCGCCTGGCCCGTTTCCGCGACCGTGCCGGGGATGACATAGACCGCCGCGCCCTCGCGCGCGGCCCAGCCCGCGAAGGTGCCGAGCTTCTCCGGCGCGGTGGCGTCCGCGTCGATCCAGATGTTGTGCGGCCGGCCGTCCTTGCCCTGACCCTTGTCGACGAAGCCCCGGACCGGGATCAGGCCCTCGCAATAGCCGAAGACCACGTCGACGAAGCGGGCGATCTGGTCTGCGTCCGGTTCGACCGCGAAGGGATCGGCCAGAGGTGCCGCGTCGTTGAAATCGCGCCAGGGATTGAAGTGGATGATGTTGTCGTCGCTCATGCCGGCAGCCCCCAGCAGCGCTCGGCCCACGGGCAGAACCGGCATTCGAAGAAGTCGCGATTTGAGGCGATGCGCGGCAGCAGCTCACCGGCGTCGGTGGCCCGAAGGATCCGCACCCCGCGGTCGGACATGCGCTGCGCGAGATCGGCATCGAAGGGCACCAGCTCGTGGTGCAGTTCGGCCGTGTCCTTGTTGATCGCGGTGAAGACCGCCGGGTTGGCCGAGATGCCCGGCACGGCCGCTTCCATGTAGGCTTGGTAGAGCGCGATCTGGGCGGCGTAGACCGGCTTTGCCACGGTCACGCCCTTGGCCACCGTCTCGCGCCAGTTCTTCGCGTTCATGGTCTTGCACTCCCAGAGCGCCGGGGTGCGCAGACCAAGCGCCGCCGGGGCCTCGGCGACGATCCCGTCGACATGACCGCGAATGCGCCCGCCCGCGACGGAGAAGCCGAACTGGCCGCCGTCCCGCTTCTGGGTCACCAGATCGAGCCCTGCCGCTCGCAGCCAGCGGATGGCGAGATCCTCGAGCTCATGCCCGATCGCAAAGATCCGCAGCGAGCGGCCGGAGAACTCCTGGCCCTCGTCCTTCGGCGCGCCCGCGAACTCGAACTGCAGCGCCCGCTCGCAGGCATGGCCGAGCCGGGATGCGCCGAGATAGGTCCGGGGCGCCGTAGCCGCACGTTCGGCCTCCAGCGCGGCATCCACGGCGGCGTTGATCCGTTCGGCGGTGCCGGGGCGGTGGTTGTAGTCCAGCATCAGAACGGGATCTCCGACTCGGCGGCGATCTCCGCCATCTCGGCACGGAATGCCTCGACGGTGGTGACGATCAGCCGGTGCATGTCGTTCTGGGTCAGCTGGCCCAGCGGCTGGTCCCAGCCGATCCGCTCCATCTCGAGGGCGAGCGCGCGCATGACGGCGGGCAGCGCCTGGGTTTCCTCCTCGGTGAAATCGACCATGCTCAGTCCTTTCTTCGCTTTGCGGGTGAAGGCCGCCTGGCAGCCCATGGAGCAGAACCAGCGGCGGGTTTGGGTGCGGGCTGGGCGCGGGCGGTGGGGATCGAACCAGCCGAAGCCGCGGGTGCGCGCGGTGCAGACGGCGCAGAGGACCGGGCGCGGATGCCAGAGGCGATCAAAGCCCGGTCGATCCGCAGCCTCTGCGGGCGGGGATGGGATTTCCGCGACATGGCTCACGCCGCCCTCCGCTCGGGCGCGGCCGACATGACGAGCCGGCGAATGTCGCGCCGGTTGAACTGGAAGGTGATCAGCGCCGAGGCGCGGTAGCGGGTCAGCCCGTAATCCTGCCGCTGCGCGGGCGAGAGGTATTGCAGCTGCTTCTCGGTCGGCGTCTGCGTCAGCCAGCGCTTCGACTTGAACGCGCTCTCATCGCTCTCGTGGGTGTTCAGCCAATCGTCGGCCTGCGCGAGGCAGACAGTCCGATCCCCCACGCCGAGAAGGCAGGTCGGCTGCCCCCTCGCGCCGCCCACGGCATGCCAGCGGCCCTCGAGGAAGAACACGCCGCCCCAGGCGCTGAAGCCGCTGGCCATCAGCGCGGCGTCGTCGCCGAAGAGGTCTTCCCAGACGAAGCTCGACCTTTCGAGCAGGTCGATCTCGGAAATCACGACGTTCTCGAGCGGCGGCGTCACGGACCCGCCTTGGAATTCGTAGCCGCAGATCGGGCACTGCCGCGACGCGAGCGGGATCTCCGCCTCGCATTCCGGACAGGTCTTCGTAGGGGCTTCGCCGGGCGTCGGATCGCGGCCGTCGAGATCGACGTCCTGTTCCAGCGTGCCATGCGTCAGGCTCGAGATCCCGAAGTCCAGCACGATGCAGTCGGTCTTGACCACGCCGGGATGTTCAGCCGGATCGACCGTGCGCAGGCCGCGCCCGACCATCTGGATCATCGTGGACTTGTAGGAGCTGGGCCGCAGCAGCACGACGCAGGAGGTCGGCGGGTGGTCCCAGCCCTCGGTCAGCACCGCGACATTGACGATGACCTGTACTTCCCCGGACGCATAGGCTTCGAGCACCAACTTCCGTTCTGCGGAACCCATGTCGCCAAGGACGACAGCAGCCGGGTTTCCGGCCTCATTGAAGGCGGTCGCCACGTCCATGGCGTGCGCGACGGTCGAGCAGAAGACTACGGTCTGCCGGTTCCCGGCCTTCTCCTCCCAGTGCCGGATCACTTCCTCGGTGATGGGCGCGCGGTTCATGATCGCCGCGACCGCGCCCATGTCGTAATCGTCGGCGGTCTTGCGGACGGCGCGCAGTTGGTCCTGCACGCCAACGTCGATCACGAAGGTCCGGGGCGGCACGAGATGACCGGAGGCGATCAGCTCGCCCAGCCGCACCTGGTCGGCGACATTGTCGAAAACCTCGCGCAGGCCCTTCCTGTCGCCTCGGTTCGGCGTCGCCGTGACGCCGAAGACGCGGGCCTCCGGATTGGCATCGCGCACCCGGTCGATGATGCGGCGGTAGCTCTCGGCCACCGCGTGGTGCGCCTCGTCGATCACCAGAAGGTCGAGCTTCGGCATGGCGGAGAGATTGGACGCACGAGACAGCGTCGGCGCCATGGCGAAGGTGACCTGTCCGTTCCAGGACTTGGTCGTGGCATCGACGACCGATGTCTCCGTGCCGGGATTGACCCGGGCGAACTTCGCCCGGTTCTGGCGGGTCAGCTCGTCGCGATGGGCGAGCACGCAAGCCTTGGCGCCGTCCCCGATCATCCTGCCGGTAACGGCCGAGAGCATGATCGTCTTGCCCGCGCCGGTGGGCGCAACGCCCAGCGAGTTGGCGCGGGTCGAGAGCGCAGCGAGGCTGCGCTCCACGAAGAGTTTCTGGCGGGGGCGAAGAAGCATTGCGCCCTCACTGCGCCCAGGCGGGACGGCCCGGCACCGGCGATGCCGCAGGCTGCTGGACCGGCTGCTGCGGCGCGGGTTGAACTGGCGGCTGATACCCGTGCTGCGCCGCCAGTCCCATGACCTGCGCATAGTCGCGGTGGTCGGGCGTGACCGCGGCGCGGATCTCGTTCTTCTCCTCGCCCATGGCGTCGCTGCCGACGTCGATGCGGGCGACGAACTCGATCCCGTCGAGATCGGCGAATCCGCCGATCCGCCGCGCCGCCTGCGCCTGCGGGGACTGATCCTTGTCGGAGATCCCGCGCGCCGAGTTCAGCATGCCGCGCACGAGGCTGCGGCCCATGTTGGCCCAGTCTGGACCCTTGGGGCTGTAGAGACCGATCAGCGTGAAGATCTTGCGCCGGGCGTATTGGCCCTCGGTGACCGTGAACTCGCCGTTGAGATAGACGGCGCCAGTGGAGCCGCGGGTGGCATAGCCCCCGGTCCAGCCCTGTGACGGGTCGTCGAACCCGCCGGGGCGGATGGTCAGCCGCACCTTGGCGAGCGTCCCCTTGGGGATGAGGCTCGTGTTGGACTGGGCGTCGTTGAAGTCGTTCCAGAGACCGGACATGGCTCGGGTCCTTTCAGTTGGTGGGATAGGAATGGGGGTCGGTCGCCGTCGGACCGGGCGGCGGGGGCAGCTGTGGCGGCGAATATGTCAGCCGCCGTTCCGCAGGGATCAGCGGGCCGCGGATCTTCTCCATCAGCCGGCCGAGATGGGGCTCCTCGACCACGTCGAGGCGGCCGGAGCGGTCCTTGGCCGGGTAGCCCCACGGGTTCAGCGTCTGGCAAACGAAAGCCCGCTGAGGCCGGTTCAGCTCGTCCGGCAGGCTGGCCATCGTGATGACCTGATCGACGATGCCGGGCAGCTCGAGCCCGGTCTTCGAGCCGTCGATCTGCGGGACGAAGACCTTGCGATTGAAGTCGTCGAGCTTCTCGTCGAGGATCCCGACGAACCAGACATTCTTGCCGCGCGTGTGCTGGAGGTGGGTCAGCCAGCCGATCATCTCGCGCCCGTGCAGCCCGTAGGCGCCGCGCACGTCCGGCTTGCCGGTCTTCTCCGAATGCGCCTCCGGCTGACCGCGGCACCACTGGAAGCAGAGCCGCCCGGCCACGGTGATCGAGTCGATGAAGACGGTGTCGTATTTGGCGAGGACGCGCGGATCGCCGAACCGGCCGCACACCTCGTCGAAGTGTGCCTGGCTGTAGGGCTGTTCGGGTCGGAGTGCCGGGTTCGGGCCGCCGATGAAGACAGCGAAGTCCCGACACTCCTTCCAGGTGCGCGGCCGAACCACGTCGATGAGCATTCCCTCGATGGCGAGGTCGCCCGCCTCGAGGTCGAAGAACAGCGTGGTCGAGGCTTCCAGCGTCCAAAGCAGGCTGGTCTTACCGATCCCAGAGGGGCCGAAGATCACGCCCTTGATGCCCCGCGTCTCGGCCAGCCGCTGATCGGCGGTGATGATGGGGAGGCTCACGCGTGGTCCTCCTGCGGCAGGATCGCGATCTTCAGCGTGCCGGTCTTCACGGTGCGGGCGGGCTCGAAGCCTTGGCGGATCGCCTCGGGCCATGCGACATAGGCGCGTTCGGGCACCTTGAAGCTGATCTCGACGTATTCGGACGGGTCGTCGCCGGCGGCGCGGATGCGCTCGACCATGGCGGCGAGCTGGGTCTGGTCCCATTCGACGCGCTTCGGCAGATCGGCGACCACGGTGAAATCGCCATCGGCAAGGCGCACCGTGCCGGTGTCCTTGCCGCAGGCGCGGCGGGCTTCGGCGGCGCGGGTGGCATAGCGGACTTCGAGCGCGGTCGAGAAGCGCGCGGTGACGGCCTTCATCTGCTTCGCGGCGGCGTCGATCTCGCGCTGCATGGCGGCCAGAAGCTCGACTGGAAGCTGGGCGATCTCGCCCGCGGGCAGGTTGATGAGATCGTCGATGCCGGGGGTGTTCTGAGGGAACGGCATGGGGGTCTCCGTGATGGGGGAATGGGGTCAGGCGGCCTCGAGGAGGCGCATCGAGAGGGCGGCACCGGCGGGGCCGGGCTTCGGACGGGCGACGGCGATGTAGGCGAAGTGGTCGGGGCCGAGCCGTGCCTGCACGAGGTGGACGAGCCGCTGCTCGGCGGCGCGCAGCGCAGCGGCGGCGACACCGCGCAGGGTGCGCTGGCGCTCGGGCGTGAGGTTCGAGACGGCCCCGGTGGCGTCGACGGCGAGGAACCCGCGGTGATACACCAGCGCCTCGCCCGGGGCGGCCTGCGCGATCCAGGCGGAAAGTCCGACCTCGTCGAGCGCGGGACCGGCGGCGCCGAAGATCGACACGACGCGGCTGCCGTGGATGGTGGACCGGCGCTCCATCATGCCGCGCCCCGCGCGCTATCAGCGGTGTGCGTGAGCTGGTTCTTCTCGAAGGCCAGGATGTCCTCGAGCCGGTAGACCACCCGGCCGCCGAGTTTCATGTAGGCGGGGCCTTCTCCGGCCCATCGCCAGCGCTCGAGCGTGCGGTGCGAGATCGTCCAGCGCCGCGCGAGCTCCTTTTGTGTGAGACAGGTCTTCTGCTGCATCGTCGTCTCCCGGTGTCGTTTGTCGGGAGCACGATGCGAAATCCCGCGAGGGGATGTCGTCAGGATTGGAGTGGGATGCGGAGGGGGATTGTCAGGAGCCTTTCAATCCAAGGAAGAACGGCCCTGTGGGGGATCGCCATCCCCCTCTCATCCCCCGGCGCATCCCACAGAGGGGATCGCGTGGGCGCGCGGAGGGACGAGATGGCGCGAGATCAGAGCCCGAGCAGGCGATAGGCGCCGCGGCCGTCCGACTCGATCAGCAGCCGCCAGTTCTTCTTGGACTTGAAGACATCGGACATCTTGAGGCTGCGCGAGCCCGCGGCGGCGAGGATCGCCTTCCCGCTCTGCCAGGGCTCGCTGCGACCCGCCGCCTCGTGCAGCGCGCGCACGACCTGCGCCTGGATCGCACCCAGCCGGAAGTGCTGTCCGTTGCAGCGGACGTCCTGGTAGTCGGCGGCGGCATGGAAGGCGCCAAGACGTGGACCAGCGGCCGCGCCTGCGAATCCAGTTTCTGCTTCAAAGCGATCGCGCTCTTCACGCCGCAGAAAAAGATCGCGCTGCCGCACGGTGATGAGCTCTCGCTCCCCTGTCAGGCAGGCATAGTCGGCCTTATGCGAGCGGAAGCGGCTGAGCTTCACCTCGCCGTGCCGGAACAGCTGGAAGACGTCATGGGCGTGGAGATCCAGAAGCCCGTTGAACGGGCCCCGCTCGAAGGGGACGGAGAAACGCTCGCCCTCCGGTGTCTCCTCGTAGTCGCCGAGTTCGACGGCCAAGTTGAACACCCGGATCGACAGCCGCAGCTGGTCGTTCTCGGCCAGGTAGACGAGGTCCGCCTCGGACATGGACCAGCGCTCGAGGATCTCCGGCAGGGTGAAATACGACTTCTCGATCTCCATCCGGACCCCCGATTCCCATGTGCGATTGTTTAGGTTTTGTTCTAATCGCTTGACGGGTCCGCATCAATCCTGTTTTATCCTATTTCATCCACATACCCTTGGGGAAAACATGACCGAGCAGCATACCCTGGCCGACCGCCTGCGGGCCCGCGCCCTTCAGCTCGGCCTGACGCCTGCCCATGTCGCCGAGATGGCCGGCGTGAACCGCTCCTTCGTCTACGACATACTCCGCGGCCGCTCCGCCCGCCCCGGCATCGACCGGCTGGCCGAGGTCGCCCGCGTGCTGAAGGTGGACCGCGACTGGCTGATCCACGGTATCGGCGAGGTCGAGGGAACGCCCCCCTTCGTGGACAATCCCGACGATGCCTTCGTGGCCATCGCGCACGCCACCCCGCGCCCCGCGATGGGCGGCGGTGCGGTGGTGACCGAAGATGGCGATACGCCCGGCCGTGTCTATCACTTCCGCCAGTCGTGGATCCGCCACAAGCTAAAGGCCAGCCCGTCTCAACTGCGCATCATGCATGTGGAAGGCGACAGCATGGCGCCGACACTCCTCAGCGGCGACGCCGTGCTCGTCGACATGACCCGCCGCGCGCCCAACCCGCCGGGCATCTTCGTGCTGGACGACGGGATGGGTCTGGTGGCCAAGCGGCTCGAGCACATCCCGAACAGCGACCCGCCCGCGGTGCGCGTCATCTCCGACAACAAGCACTACCCCGAATACGAACGAACGGCCGACGAGATCCACATCGTCGGCCGCATCCGTTGGTTTGCGCGGGAGATCTGA